ATGGCTGTATTACCTGTTGCTGTAGTGTTAGCTTTTAAAGCTTCATGTCCAACTGCTGTATTGCTATCTCCTGTAGTAATTGCTGTTCCAGCTTTTGAGCCAATGACAGTATTGTTAATTCCACCAGATTGAACACTATCTAAAGCAGTATCTCCTAAAGCTACGTTATCTGTACCTGTTGGATAGTTACCATCTAATTTTATTGTAGCACTTCCGCCGTCAACGACTAAAGCACCAGTAACAGTTAAATCCCCACCAGGATTTAAAACTACACCTGAAGGAATTGCAACTGTATCTCCTGAAGTACCAAGAGTTATAGTTGTACCTGTTGATGGTTCAATTTGATTTACTTTTAATATACCAGTCATTAAACTATTACCAATGTCCCTGTTACGGTTACTGTTTCTGTAAAAGTTATTGGGCCTGCAAGAACTGCGGATTCAATTATTAAAATGTTATCTATAGTTTCAGCATGTGTATATATTTCCTGAGAACCAGGATTATTTCCTATATATACCGCACTTGGATATGCATCACTCATAATTAATTCCTTTGTTGTTAACTACTAATTGCATCTACAACACTAACATAAACATGAGCGCAGTTAGAAGCACTGGCTTTTACTTTTAATATGTCTGAGCTTTGCATTACAAATTTTGCACCGCCTTGAATTAGTTCAACTGAACTTGCTGGAGGTATACTTAAATCTTTTACTATATATCTTGTAGCAGAACCGCCGACAGAAATAAAAACATCAATTGTAATTGCTGTAGTTACTATATTAGCAATTCTAATTCCTATTACTGCATCATTAGAATTTGATGTGAATAAAGTTACATCACTTGTAGTTGCTAGTGCTGCGTGTCTTGTAAAGTCTTGTGCCATAATTTTTTCCTTTTTTTCTTATACTATAAAGCGATTGCCATTGCAACGGCAAACCCTGGGGTTGCTAGTGATGGTACAGTAGTTCCTGAAGCATCTAAATAAACTGCTTTACTTGCTGGTAAAGTACAAAATATATCTTTAGCCCCTGTACTAAAATCAACAGCATTGTTGGAATTAGAACTACTAAAAATGTTAGATCCTGATCCTCTAGTTAATGTAGTACTATTAGAATTTAATGTACCTAGACCAACTTCAAATTCAGATGTTCCACCATTAAATATTCCATAATAAGTAGTGTTGTTGTTTCCTATTCCTTGGGCAAATGTTTCAAAACCATTTACATTACCGGTAAAAGTTAATACTCCTGTACCAAGGGTTGTACTTGTTTGTTTTACTCTATCATTTAAAACTAAAGCCATTTATATCCTTATGCCATACTTATGATTGCATTACCAGGTGTTGATGGATTGGGGAACGCAATTGTAAACGTACCATTAGTGGCAGTTTTATTTCCTCCAAAATCTAACACAACACATAATTTATCCGCATTAGTATCATTGTAGATAGCTGCGAATGCTGCAGTAAATGTAGCACTAGTTAATACTGAATCACCAAAATCAACAGACGCTACTGCAGTACCTGAAGCAACCGCTTGTGCTCCTAAAAGTTTTCCTTTTACTGTATATCCAGTATTAGAACCACTTACTTCTTGTGAAGTAAGATATTGTGTGCTTGAAGTACTATATGGATTCCCTGTATATAAAGCTATTTTGAACTCATTTCCTCCGTTTGAAAAATTATGTGTTCCCGAAAAGAGTTCTCCTCTAAATGCGAACGGTATTATATTTGCCATATTATTTTATCTCCTTAATTAATTTATTTGTTGCTCGATGGATTTTTTGAGTCCAATACAGTACGAATAACTCCATCGCTGTACTCGTCTCTGCGTCTACGACCTTGTACTTCAATCGCGTACGACATCAATGCTTTTTCATAAGCTTGATTGTAATATTGTATCATATCCTGCGGACCTTTCAAGTACCCATATGTGTTTACTAGACAAGCGTATAAAAGTAAATCTTGATATTTATTAGATAAATAAGTACCATTTGTAGCTGCTGGAGCGTTTGTGGGTAATGTAGTATTTGTAATACTGTCAGGTTCTTTATTATAAGCTAAAGTAATTACATAGGGTTTATCTGGTGTCGGGGCTACTACCCAAAAAGTTGAATCCCAATTACCATAATATCTAGGTATATCTACAGAAGAAGAACCAGGGGTTACATAATATTCTGCCATAAAACTTGTATCTCTTTGTTCTAAATAAAACTGATTGTTATCAGAATCTGTTAATTGAACATATCTAATAAATCTTAAATTATCTGGAATAGTTACATATCTATTTCCAACAGCTAATTGAGAAGTTGCAAAATATCTTTCTTCATCTGAATCAACTTCTCTATATATTTTATTTTCTGCGTTAATAATTATTGTTGAAAGAATTGAATCACTTAACACATTATCTGATACTTCTGTGTAGTTTCTAATATCTGTTTGTAAATTTGCTAAAGTATATGTCATTATCCGTTTACCACTCCTAATGTTACTGGGCCTGCAGAGCAATTTGCTCCACCTCCTTTTACACCACTTGTTGTTGCAGTGCTAGTACTTTGAAAATAAAAATAATTAACTGGATTACTTAAAACATTTGTAGTTGTGGCTCCTGTAACAACTCCACTTGCATCTATTCTACCTAAAGCAATTGTAAAACCATTTGCAGAATCAATATCAGATACATTAGAAATATTATTTATAGGAGCAAATGATTGTAAATTTAAAGCGTCTGCTGGATTTTCTCCTCCAGGCCCTGCTGAAACTACTTGAGCTGGTCCTCTTAGTCTAACTACACTTTCAGCTTTTCTTTGATGATCTAATGAATAAACATTTACATAAGTATTATTATTATATTTAATAACTTCGAAAGGATTGTTATCTAATAAAATTAAACTAACTTTAGAAGCTGGTTGTGGTCTTGGATTCCATAAAGCCTGGGGATCTGAACCTACTGGTTTTGGAGAAAGCTGTGGTTGTTTTGCTTCGTATTCAGAAATATGAACCAACGATCCATTCCATTCTCTAACCATTTCAGAATATGGAAATTGCATTCCCGATCTATCAGAAATTGCTAAAGCATATTTACCTGAAGCGTAGCCACCCATTATATACCACTCCCATAAAATGTTTGTGGAGTTATGAAGCTAGATGTACCTTGATTGTCTGCATCTAATGCTCTTAACATTTCACTTTCATATCTTCTCTCTAATTCCCCAGATCTTTCTGGTGAAACTTTTTGACTTAGATAATATGAAAGTCCAGAAATCATACATGGATAAAATCTATTTACAACATCCGCTGTATTTGTATATCCACCTACGTCTTGAATTTTTGACATATAGTAAAAACAAAATTGAAAATTACTTGGAGTAGTTGTGCTTGAAACACTTGAACTTGGTGTTGCATATAAAAATATGCTAGGGTTTATATTTCTATCTACATAATATTGAGAAGGTGTTCCTTGTGTTAATTTGTTTGGTGTTTGTGAATAAGCTGATCTATCAATTTTAGTTAAAGCAATATCAGAAGGAGAATTATTATCACTATTGTTTCTATAGTATGATTCCAATACTTCGTTAATATCACTAGGAAAATTTACAGAATCACTTGCATAATTGTATTCTGCTTGTCCTTGAATTAAAGGTATTTTAGCAAGTTTTATTTTCCATAAATGAACACCTCTATTAGCCCATTCTTGAAATAAAATATTTAATGATCTTCTAGCACTTCTTAATTGATAACCTGTTCTACTTCCAAGAACTCCTGTTCTTTCATAAGCTTCTTCAATAATGTCGTCCATTTGTGGATCGAATGAAGTAGTTCCTGAAGTAGGAGAAGTAGTTTGTGCACTATTTCCCATACCTGCAGTTAAGGCATTGCCTGATAAAGAATTATAATAAAATAAAACTGGTGCGCCTACTGTTCTCACTGGAGCAACAACAATCGTTGTGTTTGCTCCTGCTTGTCCAGCAGTACCTGTAACAGTTACACCTGTTGTGTAAGGCGCTATTGCGTTAGGTAAGTTACCATCTTTAGTACTTGATAGTCCTAAAGTAAAATTAGCATTACTTGTATCTGATTGATCAAATATGTATGTGTCACCTTCTTTTAAAAAGAGTACAGGACTTACTTCACCATTAATAAAAAATTTATTAGCAGTACCAAAAGCATTAGTGCCACTAGCAACAGTGACTGTAAAAGTAATAGTTGCCATTTAATTTCCTATGCACCTGTTATTGTCAACGTAACACTTCCGTCCGTACCACCGGTTTGAGTTAGTGTAGCAATAAGGCCATCTTTAAATAAAATACCTGAACCTGGAACGTAAACTTCTAGTCCTTCAGTTTCATATCTGTAAATAGCTTTTAAATTACCACCGGCTGCTGCACCGGCTGTTGCTGCATCATGTAAAGATAAAACAGAACCTGCTTCTCCTCTACCTTGAATAGAAGTAACTCTAGTTCTACCTACTCTTAATGCAGAAGCTGCACCTGTAGTTTTGTTAAGGGTTGTTTGGTCGCTTGAAAATGAACTTCCACCTGACATATTATTCTCCTGTTAAATTATGTGGTCCCGAAGGACCACATAAAAGTTAATTAATTACGGTGTTGGGTTTAGCTCAGGTTGTGATTCACCTGCTCTAGCGTTATCCACCATAGTATAAAAGAAAGTTCCGGTTACAGTTCCACCAGTTGCTGCTGAAGAACCTTGATTAGCAGTAACTATTATATTAGCTGGAACACCTGTTCCTATTACTAATGCGCCTGCTCCTGATTGAGAAGCACCTTTAAGATCTGCATCCAGTTCATTAAAAAATCCATCTGGATCAGCTGCTGTTCCAATATCAACAGTTGGGTTAGTACCACCTGTTGCACCACCTAAACTAATAAATGAACTAGGTACTGCACCTTTTGGTAATTTAAAAATTTCACCTGCTGTTGCTGAAGTACCAACTCTAATTGCTACTGCACTAGCACCTACTGGGTTAAATGAAACGACTGTAGATAAATTTACATTAGCTGGTGTAACACCAGTTGATCTATCTTGTCCGCCGTAACTTCTTATTATTCCTTGAAACGATGTTGTTGCCATTATTATATTCTCCTAGTTATTTGCATAGAGTCTCTAGGCCGTAACGCGCTATACTTCACGTCGCCATGCAAAATTAATTATGTATAGTGTGGTATTTATATCTTACTTTTGAATAGAGTGCAAGAGATCCTAAGGTATTTATGCATTTCAGCGATGTAGCTTTTGTCTAAGTAGCTACAGAAACTTGTGGAGCAGAACCTTCTACGTTATTCTGTAAGTGAGCAATTCTAGCTTCTTCAAGCTTGATGTCAGTAATGACTCTTTTAACTTTATCGTCAATCTTAACCATCTCAAGAGTATATCTGTTATTATCCAGATGCTCCTGTTGCCACTTCAACTCCAAGGACCTTTTTTGTTTGTACAGGTCTTGTATCATCTATAACCTCCTCATAAGTTATTCGATTTAATCCCGCATGATAACTATCTCCGAGATACTCCCACACTATACTGTTTTCTCCCAACTTGTCAAGTATTGCTTTTTCAACAGATTCAGCAGTATCTTGCTCATGCTCAACATTAAATTTTGCATGATAATTGTAAGCCCAGATAGTTATAGTAGTTTTTTTCATTTACACACCTTGTTGTAGTTAAAAAAAGGGCCGTTTTTAGGCGGCCCTTTAAATTATTTATTATGCTCCTGGAGAACCGAAGATACCTCTAGGGTCAGAGAAACCAAATACGTATCTCTCTCTAGCTTTGTATCTAACGTTACCAGTATCAAAGTCACCTTCCATTGAAGTTTTGATCGGTGATCTTACGAAATGTTTTAGACCATTTGGAACATCAGTTTTGATGAAAAATGCATCAGGATCAGTTAAGTAGTGGTTTACTACGTAACCTTGAGAAACCATTCCCATGTTCTTGATTGCATTGATATCGTTATCTGCTGTACCAACTCTACCTTCAGACTTCATAAGTCTGTCAGCAGTAAATTGAAGCTCAGAAGGAATAATCATTTTCATTCCTCTAGCCGCAATTTTTAGGCCTCTTTCATCAGTAAACGCTGCGATGTCAATTAAAGACTGCTCTAAAGAAGTTTCATTTAAATCAGCAGAAGTTGCTAATTCATTTCTGAAAGTTCCTGAAAGCGTAGGGTGAACTGCAGAACAAAGTTCTACTCCGTCGCCACCAGCAAATGCTGCATTAAACGCATTGTTTAATACTGCTGCCGCTTTAACTTGTTTAGTGTTTGCCATAGATCTTGCTAACGCTTTTGTATATCTAGACGCAAGTCTGTCATACAAGTTATCTTCGATAGCTTCTTCTGTGATTGCAAACGCTAACGCAATTGTTTCGTTTGTGTAACGAGCTGTGAAAGTTTCTTGCGCATCATCGAATGATACACCTTGACCTTCAGGCTTAACTGATGCATTTCCGAAACCACTTAACATTACTTCCTCTTCGAAAGCTCTGTCAGATGATTCTGTGTCAAAAATCTCAGAATGCTCGTTAGCATATTGTTTGTATTCAAGTCCGAATAGTGCATTCAAACCTGGTTCTAGTTCTTTAACTAGTTGTGCTCTTGATATTGCCATGTTTATTTATCTCCTATTCGATATTAATTATACAAAGCCGATAGAGGTGTAATCATTACGACTACGTCTGCTCCACCAACTGTTAGGTCATTTTGACCTGGGATATTAGCAGATCTAACTAATTTAAACATATTTGTTGTAGCACTTGTTGCTGCTATGTTTAATCTTTCGTCAGACATACCACTTAGACCAGTAGCGCCATTATCACCTGTATTGAACGTTTGACCAACATTTGTCAAAGGACATGCTGCATTTGTTCTAATGTTATATTCCTGAAGAGGATTATCCATTACAAAAGCAGAGCCTGTGCTCGAACCTGTGTTGTAGTCAACAGCGAAGTTTGTTCCACTTGGAACAGAGTTCGCGAACGTCGGTTTTGATGTTCCTGCATCTATGTAGAAAGCACCATTGAATACACCTACTAATCTTGAAGTAGCCGTAGCGTTAGTGAATCCTGCACCACCTGCAGTATCATCGTCTAGTGAGTCGTAAGTTGCATCTTGAATAGAACCTTTTTCAGCTGCCTGTGTCCCTATGTTTAGAGAAACGGGGTCGCCTTTAAAGATAGTATTGAAAGCTGCTCCTGCGTAATCATATAACTGGTATTCAGATTGACCAGATGTTGCAGGTGTTGAACCTACAGTCATCACGGCTCTACATCCGAATCCAGCTGTACTATTATTAGCCATATTTATTTTTCCTTTACTATGTACCTGCCCCTAAGGGCCTCCAGTACGGTTTATTTTATTTTTGTTGGTAAGGAATTACTAAATAATTAGTCTTTCTTTGAACCACCAAAAGTTACACGTGTCTGTCGTTCTTGATTGAACGGCATACTTGGGTGCTGATCCTTTAGTAAATCGTTTTTAATTGCTTCGTCTCTGTCCTGTACTTGTTTCTTATAGTACTCTTCACGAGATTTCGCGATTTCCTCTGGTATCCTAGCCAGCAATAGGCCTCCTACTCCGATAACTCCTGCATGTTTTCCATCCTTAAGCGTGGGATAATCAGAATCAGGATATTCATCCGCTCTAACTAATTCCCATCCGGATCTTAACTTTCCAGCCATGTTTTTTGTGTCGTCAAAACCCATAGTTTCAGCTCTAATCCATCTGTGCCTAGTACCTGGTGGGGCATCAGGGGCATCTAGTGATGAGGGTGGAGTCCAAGTTCTTTTAGCTTCCGCTTTAGTTCTTGTTTGACTCGCACGAGAAGTTTTTATTTTTTCGTTTTCCATATGCTTATATTCCTTCCGTGATGTTTAATTGTTTCGCATAGTCTTCTAATGGCACGCCTAATCTTTTAGCAATTGCTACCTGTGATGGCGAGAGTCTCACAGTTTTTTTGCGTCCTGTTGGGGCTGAACGTTTAGCCGACGCTACATTCTGAGCAGGTTTTGCTCTTTCTGTAGTTGTACCCTCCATCTTATCAAATTTATGGGGGAATTCAAGTCTTATTCTTGAATCTACTTCCTCATAATATTCGTTAGATTGCGGGTCATATCCCTCTTCTTCCACCAATTTTTTATGAAGATCAAAGGCAGTATGAGTCATTGCTGAGTCACTACCAAACCAAGTGTTTTTACTAGCCCAATCTTCTGCTTTAGGGTCAGTTTGTGCTCTTCTAGGTGTAGGGGCCTGATAAGGCTGTTCTACAACTCTTTTCTTTGGTTGTTCTTCATTAAGTTTTTTTAGTGCTCCTAATCTTGATGCATCTTGAGCAAGTTTAGCCATATTTTCTTGAGCTGTTACTTGATCATCTACATTACCAGCTTCAATAGCTACCCTTAATGCTTGTCTTGCAGCATCCATATTTGTAGTAACTCTTGATTCAAACTCATTAACATAAGATTGATCTAAAGTAGAAAGTTTCTTTTCTAATCTATCTTTATCTAATTTAGTTGCTTGAGCAAAATGAACAGCTTCTTCTCTTTGTCTTTCAGCTTCTCTCATTTTACGAGTTAATTTAGAAATACGTTTTTGAACGCTATCACTATAATCTTGTAACTCATCTTCTGGTTTTTCTTTTTTAAGTTTTATTTCTCTTTCATTTTCAAAAGATTTATCTTCTGAAACTTGTTCAACTTCTATTTTGTCTTCAACAACGGCTTCTACCTTTTCAGGTTCTCCTTTGTCGTCTAAATTAATATCAGCACCTACTGTTTCGCCAACATCAATTAACTCTTCTGATTGTTTTATGTTTTCTGGCATAGTTTCTCCTATGATTGTTAAATGAAATGAAGAAGAGATTCAGGATCTTTAACAGTTCCTAAAACTTCATCATCGTTAAGTATTCGCACTTCTCCACCTTCAATAGGTAATCTTGAACCCGCATAACGAGCAAAGATAACCCAATCTCCTTTTTTACACCAAGGTTCATTAAATTTTTCTTTATCCTTGTATGCTAGATCTCCCATCTTTAAAACATAACCACATGATGTAGCTATTCTTGCTTTGTCTAAAGTTTCTTGAGAAAATAATATTCCTCCATCTGATTTATTTTTAGGAGTAAATGGTAAAACTAAAAGTCTGTAACCTACAGGACTTGGTAATTCATCAACAGTTTCAGTTCCAATATTTTCTGGAGTTAAAGGTTCTGGTTCTGGTGGTAATTTTGTTTTCTCTTCTTCGTATTTTTCTTGAAGACCAAGTTTAATTTTTGGTACTTCCTTGCCCGATGTCGATAACGTTTCCTTGCTCATCTTTTTGCTCCTTAGGTTTTAGCAGGTTAGAGATTTCCTGTAATATTATTTCATAGGCATGTGCCTGACCCAACATATACCTATATTTTTCCATATTGTCAACAGCTCCTGCTAACATAGCTTCGGTAATGCTTTCTTTAGTTGCTTTTATTCTTTTTCTTATCTTCCCTATCATTGTTATATCATCCATCTTCTCTCCTTATAGTTTAAATTGTTGTAGCACTATTAACTTTTCTTCAGCGTTTGCTATTTTTTCTATTAGTTTATCTACTTCATCTATATGTTGTGGATGTTCTCCAATACCTACAGAGTTTTCTAAGTAAATTTTAAGTGTAGCATCTGCTTCTGATATTTGTGCATTATACCTATCTTCCAGTGCTATTAGTATTGCTTCTCTCATTTTTTTGCCACCTTATTTTTGTTAGGACCTTTTTTAATTATATAGTCTTGTGTTCCATGGGCTCCTGCATTTACTTCTTTTTTCAAAAGTCTAAACAGGCTCATTTCTTTGATTTTCTTATAATTGTTTTTTAGAAAAGTTTCAAGTAGTTTAGTGTCTCTCATTTAACACTTCCAACGTCTTCTGGCTTGTCTAATCCTAGAGTCAGGGTCATTTCTTGTTTTAGCTGATGAGTTTTTTAATTGTCCTGCTGATCTTGCACAATAAGACTTACGTCTTTTCGCAGATTTTGATCCGGCTTTTACTTTACCAGTTACTGCAGTTTTTAATTTTGATCCAGGGTTAGCTGCTCTATAGGCTTTAACACCTTTAGTTGTCATTCCTGCGCCAGATTTAGTTGGTCTGTAGTTGGCTCCGGGACCTTTCGTAGTCTTTCGGATAGCCATTTATTTTTTCTTTGCGGTCTTGGCTGCTCTCTTAAAGTTAGCTGCTGTTGGTCTTCCTTTGGCTCCGGCTTTTTTCATTGTCTCACCTGAACCTGCGGCGATTCTTTTTTGTTTGGCGTGAATGTTAGCATAGAGTCCGGCTCCTCCGCCTCTTTTTAATTCTACTCTTGCACCCATACCTTTAGCCATTCCTCTAGCTCTAGCTTTTTCAAAGCCGTCTTTCTTGCCGTTTTTATTTATATCTCTTACTTTTATAACTTTCTTTTTCATATTATTTATATTTTAAAATTGTTCCACAATCAACACAATGTATGACCGTGTTTCTTTTTTTATTAACACACGCACATCTTTTACCAAAGATTTTGTCAACTAATTTATGCCAAAGTTTTTTCATTATTTCTTATCTACAATTTTAGCTACTGCTTTATTAGTATCAGAAAGTTTAACTTTAGTTCTGACACCTAGTTTACCTTTTGTATCTAAAGACTCCATAACTTTATCTTTTGTTTTAACTACGCTGTCTTGAACATCTCTTTTCTTTTTTAAGTTTTTTCCAACTTTGACAGATTTAATAGTGTCATAGGCTTTTTTGCCTTTCTTAAGCATACCGTATCCTCTTAAAGCTATTCCAAAAATACTCATTATTTTTTATTTTTAGCTAGTCCACCTTTTTTCATCATAGGTTTCTCCATCATAGGTCTCTGCATCATTCCGCCACCCATTTTTTTAACACGTCCACCTATCTTATATCCTTTAGGTGAAACTTGTTTATTAAATCTACTATTTGCCATTATTTTTTTCCTCCATTGTTTCTAAATATTTGTGTACCCTTTATACCATAAATGCTCGCGACTACAAGTATCCATAAATTTGTAAACCAACTTGGTAATGCCGCAAAATGCTCAAAGAAGATATCTACCTTCTGAAGAGCGG